TCGATCCCGGTGCGCAGCTTCACCGATTTCCGCGACCTCGCCGTGCTGATCGGTGGGCATGACCCCGCGCAGCATCCGAAGTCCTGGTACGGAGCCGAGTATCACGCCTGGCTGCAGCAGCAGCACCTCGGGACGGGGATCGAGGACTTCCTCGCCCGAAAGCGGATCGTCTTCGTCGACTCCATAACCGACCTGACGCGGCAGGCTATGGCCTATGCCCGCCAGCAGCCGGAGGCCTTCTCCGAGCGAACCGGAAAGCCGGATGTCCGCGGCGCCTACGGACTGCTCGGCCGCGAGGTGATCCAGGCGCTCAAGCACCTCCAGCACGCCCGCGGCAAGACCGTGATCTTCGTGGGCGTGCTCGAGAAGGTCACTGACGAGTTCGGCGCTACCACCTGGCAGCCGCAGATGGAGGGCACGAAGGCCGGCCGCGAATTGCCGGGGATCGTCGACCAGGTGGTCTCGATGCAGCTCTTCGGCCGCGACGCCAAGGGCGACTGGACCCTCGACGAAACCTCCGCCGAGCGCCGCCTCGTCTGCCGGTCCGGCAACCCCTGGGGCCTTCCCGCCAAGGACCGCTCCGGCCGCCTCGATGTGACCGAGGCGCCTGATCTCGGCGCGCTGATCGCGAAGATCGACGGCCGCGCACCCGCCCACTCCGCAAATCCCTCCTGATCCAGACGCAAAGGACAGACCCATGAGCTACGATCTCAACGACGCCCAGCCGCAGATGGCCCCCATCGGCGAGCTGATCCCCGACGGCACCTTCGCCAAGGTCCGCCTGACCGTGCGCCCCGGCGGCGTAGACGGCGCCACGCCGATGGACGCGAAACTCCTGAAGGCCTCGCAGTCGAGCGACGCGAAGATGCTGGACTGCGAGTTCACCATCCTCGAGGGCCCGCATGCCCGGCGGAAGTTCTGGCAAAGCTTCACCGTGGCGGGCGGCAAGCTCGACGAGAAGGGCCAGTCGATCGGCTGGAAGATCTCGAAATCCACCTTTCGGGCGATGGTCGACAGCGCTCTCGGGCTCGATCCCAGGGACGAGAGCCCCGACGCCAAGGCCAAGCGTGTGCTGCCCGGGCTCAAGCATCTCGACGGCATCGTCTTCGCCGCGCGCATCATGGTGGAGCCCGCCTCCAACCCCCAGTACCGAGACCAGAACCGGATCGCGAACGTCGTGCTGCCCGACGAGCCGCAGCATGCACCGATCATGCGCGGCGAAGCCGTTCCCCCCGAGCCCGTCAACGCCCCGCCGCGCAAGGCCGCGAGCGCGCCGGCGCCGGGCTGGCAGGCGCCCACGCCGGCATGGGGCGCGCAGCCGCAAGCCCCGGCGGCGGCTCCGGCCTGGGGCGCACAGGCGCCGGCCCCGCAGCAGCCCACACAGCAGCAGCCCGCCCAGCAGCCGCCCGCGTCCCCGCCGTCCGCGCCGGGCGGAGCGCCGGTGACCGGCATGCCCGCCTGGCTCAATGGCTGAGGCGCAGTCGGCAGCGCGGCGGCGGAGGTCAAACCGGCCTTCGCCGCCGCCCGAGGCCCGGCGCGATCCTGCCGGACCGATGACCCCGGATGAATGGCAGGCGCATGTGACGCGCGAGGCGGCGTTGGAGATCGGACGATGGCTCGAGGCCCGAGGAAGACTGCACGCCCCCATCGCAAGCCTCAGCCTCGGCGACCTCGAAGCCATGGCCAGCAACGCGATCTCCCGCTGGATCGTGCTCCAGTCCGAAAAGATCCAGAGGGCGGGTTGGCCGCCCGAGGACCCGATCGCGACCTTCTTGCTCGGGTAGCGCTCTGCGCCGTCTGCGCCCGCGAGGCGCGCGGCTTCGGCTACTGCCACGGCCTCCGCTGGGATCGCCACCCCTACCACCGCTTCTGCTCGCGCCGCTGTCAGGACGTGGGCAGCGCCATCGCCCAAAGGAACAACGGCATGATCGACAAGACCGCGCGCGAGGCCCGTGCGATCCGCGATGCGCGGACGCTCTTCGCCAAAGCGCTCACCGACCTCGGGCTCATGGAGCCCTTCTTCCACCGCAGCGCCGAGGACATCGACCGCCTGATCGAGGCGGCGGTCACCGGCTACATCGACAGCATGCAGGAGCAGGCCGCGCGCAAGGAGCGCACCGGCACGGTCCTCGACGACCCGATCCCATTTTAGGAGCGCGGCGATGATCGACCTGAACGACGACACCCCGTCCTGCAGATGGAAGCACCTGCTCGAGGCGGCCACCGAGAACGCCGTCACCGACTTCGAGATCGAGTTCTGCGACAGCCTCCGCGAGAAGCTTGCGCGGTTCGGCGACAGCACCCGGCTGACGGACGCGCAGTTCCACAAGCTGACCTGCATCGCGCAGGCCGGCGGGTTCTGGGAGCGCGAGCGATGATCGACCTCAACCATGGCTCGGGTTTCCTCTACGGCGCCGGCGCGCCGCGCCCGCCCATCGCGGAGGCCGTGTCCACGGCCATCGACACGGCGCTGTCCGCGCGCAACCGCGCAGAGCGTCCGCGCACCTATGTCAGTTCCTCGGGCCTCGGCCGCGACTGCCTGCGCCAGATCCAGTACGACTTCCTCGCGGTGCCGAAGGACCAGGGCCAGGAGTTCGCGCCACGCACGCTGCGGATCTTCGAGGCGGGCCACCGGGCCGAGGACATCGTCGCGGGCTGGTTCCGGATCGCCGGGTTCGACCTGCGGACCGAGCGCCCCGATGGTCGCCAATTCGGGTTTGAGGCCCTCGGCGGGCGCTTCAAGGGCCATATCGACGGCTGCTTCGTCTCAGGCCCGGTCGCGATGGACTATCCCGCGCTCTGGGAGAACAAGGCGCTCGGCGCGGCCAGCTGGAAGGATGTGGTCAAGCGCGGCGTCAGCCTCGCGCGCCCCGTCTACGCCGCCCAGATCGCGCTCTATCAGGCTTACATGGAGCTGCCGGCCCCGGCGCTCTTCACCGCGCTGAACCGCGACACGATGGAGCTGCACGCCGAGCTCGTGCCCTTCGACGCGCATCTCGCGCAGGAAATGTCGGACCGCGCCGTTGCCGTGGTGCGAGCCTCCGAGGCGGGAGAATGGCTGCCGCGCGCGGCGGCCGAGGCCACCGCAGTCCTCTGCCGCGGCGGCATGGCGGCCGGCAAGTGGCATGCCCCCTGCGCCTGGGCGAAACGGTGCTGGGGAGAGCGGCGATGATCCCCGACGCCTATGAGCTCAAGCGGATCGTGCGCGCGCATCGCGAGCGGTTCTGGTGCTCCGACCTTCTCGGAGCGGCGGAGTTCGCGCCGATCTATTTCTTCGACGATCAGGCCGCCTTCGATGGCGACAGCGTCGACCGCGCGATGACCCGGGTTTTTACCGGCCCGCTTCGGCTGCCGCACCCGTCCGTGATCTTCGAGGTGCGCGAGCAGCGCGCGGCCCCCTCGGGCCTGATCGTCTGCGCCCGTGCCGACGGCGACATCGTCGAGGCCACGTTCCTCATGCGCCAGCGGGCACCGCGCGGCTGGACGGATTGCCTCGTGCGGATCTGGATGCATCCGGACGGCAAGGCGGAGATCGAGGGCAACCCGGCCGAGCGACACGACGAGACGGTCCGTGGTCACGGCGAAGTCGCCGCCGGCATCGTCTGGCGCGCGCTGACCATCCTCGGCGCGTCCCCGGAAATCCGCGACCGCAAGGTGTCGCTCGCGAAACGGTCCCGCCTGTCCCGCGAAGGCGTGCGCGGATGGGTATGGCGTCAGGTCGCCATCGATCCGGCGCGCCTTCAGGCGGCGACGCCGCCGCAGGGCGGCAGTCACGCGAGCCCGCGCTGGCACATTCGCCGTGGACACTGGCGGCAGCTGGCCGACGGGCGCCGGGTCTTCGTCCGCCAATGCGAGGTGGGCGATCCGAGCCGCGGCGGGATCGTCAAGGATTACGCAGTGGAGATGCCCCAGCCATGACCGAGTTCACCCCATCTGCCACCCAGGCCGCCGCGATCCGCGAGATCAAGGAGTGGTTCGAGACCCGCACAGAGCAGCAGCAGGTATTCCGCCTCTTCGGCTATGCCGGGTCCGGCAAGACTACAGTGCTGAAGTTCGCGCTCGACGAACTCGGGCTCTCGCCCCACCGCAGCGCGAAGGACGGCCGCTGCGTGCCCGGCGTCGTCACCGCCACCTTCACCGGCAAGGCCGCGCTGGTGCTGTCCCGCAAGGGCACGCCGGCGCGCACCATCCACAGCCTGATCTACACGGTGATCGAGGCGACCGAGGAGGAGATCGAGGAAGCCGCCCGAAAGATCGCGGTGGCCGAACGCGACGCGCTTCGCCTCACCGGGTTCGCGCGCACCACCGCCGAAGCCGCGATAGAGGCGATGCGCCAGGGGCTCTCAGCGATGAAGCACCCGCGCTTCGCGCTGAACCCGCAGAGCGACGCCGCGGACGCCCGGCTCATCGTGCTCGACGAAGTTTCGATGGTCGGCGAGGAGATGGCGCGCGACCTGATGAGCTTCGGCAAGCCGATCCTCGTGCTCGGCGATCCCGGCCAGCTGCCGCCCATCCGGGGTGAAGGCGCCTTCACCCGCGACAAGCCGGACGTGATGCTGACCGAGATCCACCG